TTAATAGTTTTTTCATTTGTATTGCTCCTCAACCATTTGGTTCATTAATTTATCTTGCCCTAGACTTCTTAAGGCTCTTCTATTATCCACTATATCTTTGTCTTGTAAAACAACACTCTCCCGGTATATCTTACCCGGAATCTGTGCAACATAGTAAGTGTTAATATTGGTCGCTTGGTTTATAACTTGTAGTAATGCAGCTTGTGATACTTCATTTGCAATAGTAAGTGCATTCTCTGTAGTAGCTAAAAGAGACTCCATATTTTCTTTGTCCTTCTCTTCTTCATCTTCATCTTTAGCCTCTTCTTCCTCTTCTAATAACTCCTTATCAGTTTCTGTTTGCGCGAGCTGGACTGACTCATCTTGCAACGCGTCATAATCTGGTATGTCAGGTACTGGAGGTGGTTTAGGCTTTACGTACCCAGGACAGTTAGGGTCACTCTGTGGATCAAAGCAAGGGTCAAATCTATATATGTATCTTACATCTGCACCTTCTATACTACCTGTGCCTTCTTGTTTAAGTCTACCATCACCAAAAACTGCAATAGGTAAATAAGGCAATGCAATAGTTCTTCTTACCTCAATACCACCTTCACGCTGTGACCAATCTTGTTTATCTTGAAATACATAACCACCACCTACTTTATCGTTTTCTAAAGTAACAATGTAGTCATCTTCTTTGTTTTTAATGGGTGTGTATTTGTAAGTAACTCCTGATATATCCATGCCACCAATACCATTAGCACCTAGATACGTAGGTGTCATTGTCCACTCTAAGCCACTAATTGCTACGTTAGGTGTGTAGCCAAATGTGTAGCTAAAAGAAGATAAAGGCAGCAGCAGCAGTACCCATAATGCTGAGAACCTTATCGCGTTTTTCTTGTGCAGTAATTTCATCTTCATCCTCCGGCATAGGTATTAGGTCAGTCCTAACTTGCCATGCAGCTTTGGCTTCATTGCCTATCAAACCATCTATCGGGCATGGAGTCCCGGCGTCCATCATCGCTTGCCACACGTCTTTGTCTTGGCACATTATTGATACTGCGGCTACTTTCATCCCCATATCGTACAATCTACCGGCTTTTTTTAATCTAAGGCAGTTCTCCTCGGTGTATGTAGCACCTAGGCTTAAAGAGAGAATTTGGGTGCCTAAAGCACCACTAGAAGATATAGTACATAAATCTGAATTATTACCACCTACATTAGGAGATATGGCAGAAGGGGGTGGAGAGTTAACTGTAGTCTCATTTGTACCGGTTGTAGTAACTGTAGAAGTCGTATTCTGTGTGATTGAGCTTTCGTCTACGGCTTGTACTACTGTGGGTATAACTAAAATGAGCCAGAAAGCAATAACTAAAAAACCTGCTATAGTATTGTTCCTGGCTCGAGGTGTCATCTAATACCTATTTCTTTAGGTCGTTTTTTATGTCATCATCTAACAAACGCCATATTAACGCTGCAGCAATTATTCCTACCAAGCCAGCGTCTCCTAGCTGACCTACAAGGCCGATGATAGTACCAATGACGTTACCGCCACCTAAAAAAGGTACCTCACTAAATACAACCTGCAAAACGATTGCTAAACTAATTAGTTTAATACCTACGTTTATAGCAGCGTCAGCGCCACTCATTATTTTATTTAACATATACTTCTCCTATAGTTGAGAAAAGCACGACTCATAGGCTACTTGCCCTTCGCGAGCTGTGCTCCAAAGTAGAATTCGATAATCATTGTTGCCCATTTGAATATCTCGTCAAATTTCAACATCCCTTCTACCGTGACGTATTCTACCACATCAGGTGTAAATTGCAATCCGAGGAAGCTAAAGCCCTCAACCACTGTAGGAACAACGGTTGGGACGTTAAAGAAGACTGGAGCGACTTGCGTAAAGATGATTAAACCAAGGATTACCATAATGATAAATCTTCGGTTCCACGCAGCCATAGGACTTTCTTTATCAGCCCTATCTCTAGCCATGTTAAGAGACTCATTGCGAGCCTGCATTGACTGTATCATAAGCTTCTGCTGCTCTTGTGCTGCTTGACTTTTTAATGCAAGTAGCTTGGCAAAGAAGCCTAAGAATATCGGTAACATACCAGTAATCAAACTAATCATTTGTTACTCCTAGTATAAAAAGTTAGGACACGTCTTTAGTCAGTTGGAAGCACTAAATATAGTTCTGAAAAATAAATGCCCTAACGTTTTATATTGCTATTTTTAAAAAATCTACTAACCCTATTTGCGACAGTAAGAAAAACCCTACTGCTCCAAACACACTGTATTTTATCTGAATAGCCGATTGCTCTATTCTAGTCATACGCTTCTCGATACTTTTTATATCTGAAAACACCCTTGCTACTTGGTTCTCCACCCTATTTAATCTCTTTTCCATTCTTATCCTTTTTAGCACTCGAATCAAAAGGTGACATAGGCGGCTTTGGCGTATGCCTTTCTTCTGTCTCTATTATATATTCATTTTCAGTTTCTTTGAAAACTTTTGCTAATCGCTCTAAACCTTCTTGCTTATCCCACCAAGTGTTCATTATTTACCTGTTATCCATTTAACTTTTGTGTATTGTCTTGAATCTCAAAATTACAAGAATGCTCTATCTCTGCGTTTATTTTTTCGACAGAGTCGCCAGTTATCCTAGATGTATAGTGTAATAACGCTACATACATATAAGGTATTTTCTGTGCTTCTATGTCTTGTGCTTCTTCTTCTGTCATGATTTATAGAAATTGTACGCTAAACTGATGCGTTGTTCATCAATATTGTGTTGTTGTACCATATGTTCAATATAACTTCTAAAAATAATTACGCTACCTTCAACTGGAGTAATATGTGCAATCTGTGTGTTGTCAAATGTTGCTTCAGTTACTTGTGGCGATAACATATCCTGGTAAGGATTTTTGAAATAAAATCTTGCAGAATCAAGTGGTGCTTTTAGGTAGTAGACTGCACTAATAATACTATTTGCGTGCGTATGGAATTCTTGACTGTCACCTTTGTTGTATATGTTTAGCCATCCATCTGTAGGGTTTTTTTGTATTTTAGATGAATCTAGTTTAGTGTCGTTACAGTATTCATGCACTGCTTCAGATACGAATTTATTTATACTTTTAAAACTTTTATCTGTACATACGCTGTGAGTTGAATGCGTATTGTACGTTCTGAATAACCAATTGTTGCCACCACTAGGTACTTGATTTTGGATTGTGTTGCATTTTTTAATTAATGTATCAGCCACGTCATGATGGTTTGGGTTTGTCTTAGCCCCTATTACACTAGCAAAAAATCTGTCGTAACCAATCATTATGAAAAATAGTTTAAGTTTAAAACATATCTAAATGGTTTGTCAGTATGTGTAGTTCCAGTGTGTTGTAATGAGTTAGGAAATATAACTACTGAGTTAGCTTCACATTCTATTTCTTTTACTTTGTTGTTTTCTTTTATCAATGTTTTACCATCTGTGTCATTAAGATAATAAATAGCTGTTGTTAAATTAGCGTGTGGCTGTTTTTTCTCGTTGCCGATATCTATGTGATAACCACCTAGTATACGGTTTTCATTTTGTTGGATGTTACAATTTAGTCTTAATCTATGGAATGCTACTATTTGTAATTCTCTAAACAGTGGTTTAAATACATCAAACAAAGTAGACGTGACATTGTGATCTAAGTAAATAGTGTGTGAAAACTGATAATCTTTTGTATTGCTATCTAGCACTTGACCTTTGTACCAACAAACGTCATCAGCCTGCACAACAGACAATATATTTTTGTGTGTTGACTCTGTTAAGAAATTTTTTATAACCTTAATCGTCATTGGTAGTTACTTTAACAGCAATAGTAAATCTATGTTTGTTTCTAAACGTCGTTGCTTTGTGTACTAAATTTGCATCAAAACCAACTAACCTGTTTGGGATAGGTAGTATGCCTTTAATCTCATTGTCAACTATTATTTGTGTTTCACCACCATCGTCTAGTTGCCAACTATCGTTTATGTAATACAAAAATGTAATACCTTTTTTACCATCAGTATGAAAATAAGGTTTTTCTGACGGTGCGAAGCAATTAACATACATTCTGTTAATACTTACATTTTGTAAATTAGTAAAAACTTCTTGTATCCTTTTCTTAAATAATTTGTAGATACGTTCAGTTTTGTTTATTTCGTGAACCATGCCTGTTGGTGGTGTTGTATCTGTGTCTGTTTCTCCATATGTGTAAGAAGATGTAAGGCAGTATTTGTAGACATATTCTGCATCTTTTGTTTCTAAAAACTTGTCTACAACTTTCATATTAGCTTTATCCTCATATGACTGTCTGCTGTAGGCACTCCAACTGTACCAAAAGGCATAACATTAAAAGCTAATGAGTTTCTTTTGTGCTCACTTTTATTTTTATTGACAATGTGCCACATCTTACTTGGAAACAACAAAATTAAACCGTTTACAGGCTGTACTGTGTAAGAATTACCATTCAAGACGTTGTATTCTGTGCATGGCACTTTAATTTGTTCATCACGAAAATCTTCAAATGTAATGCTTCCGCTATCTTCATTAACATTTAAGTACAACACACCACTTATAAAGCTGTTTTGATGTTGGTGGTATTGTGACTGTTCCATACTGTCTGTTTCTGTAAACCAAGACGTGGTAATTTTAAAATCAGCGTCGTATTTCATTATGTTGTTTGCATAATTATATATTTCAGCATTAATAATACTTTTAAGGTGTTTGTGCTGTTCTTCTTCTAATACATACAATGAAGAATCGCTAGGTCTTGTTTCTTTAGGTTTGTTTATTTCTGCTTTTAACGGTTCACGCATATTTTTTACAATAGCTTGTGTGTCTAAGTCTAAGTTATTACTGTATAACACATCGCCAAATATAACGTCAATCATTATTTATGTACCCAATCATTACGCTTTAAATAAATATTACCTGCAACTGTAATTCTTTCAACGTCTGAAAAAAATGGAGTTACTGAATGGTTTAACCAAGAAGGGAAAATGTAAATATCACCCTCGTCAGGTAAATGCGAAAAACCTGTTTTATTAAATAACAAGTTTTCGCCATAGTTAAAATCAATTGTTCCTGTACCGTTGTTATTGTGTTTTGCCTTTGTGCGTTCGTTTTCTTCTCTTAGTTCTTGTGGTATTTTTAAGTAAATGACAAATGACAAATCACCAGTATGATTATGTTGTGGGTTAAATTCTCGGCATTTTGTGTAATTTATCCAAAGCTCAGTTTTAGTAATTTCAAACGGTTTTTGTATTGCGTCTGCTGTTTCACTCCAATCTTTTTGAAATATGTCTTGGTAGACAGACAACAAAGGTAAAAACTCAGGCATAAACCACCCTTCAAAATCTTCAAAAGCGTATTCTTCTTTAATCATGCCTACTAATTTTTCGGTATGTAGTAAGCGTTCTTGTTTAGACTTTTTGCCTTCGATTAGTAATTTGTTTTGGAACGATTTAGATATATGTGTTTTAACAACAAGCGCGCCAAAATAAGGAAACCAATGGTGTCCTTCTTGGACTACCATTTACCAATTGGGCATTTTTCGTTAGCTATAGCTGATTTAGCTCTGATAATACAGCCGCATTCACCGCATAGAAATGACTTGCGAGATTCGCAGTCGTTGCATATATTTCTTCTGTTATCTTTAGTCTCTTGGTTCGCTAAAATCAGACCTTTGATTGTGTACGTCTGTTTGTCTGTATCCTTAATCCAATCAAACAAGTTTTCCCCTTATTACAGTTATACAAAATTGTCATCCGCCCATTCTAAAGTTATGTTACCTGATTTATGTGTAGATGTGGAAGGATATGCCGGTGCGCTTGGGGAACCTATTTTTTGCATTCTATCACCATCAACTTCTTCCGTATGCTCTGCTATCCACTCATCGTATGCTGTTTTCCATGTATCGTAATCTGATTTTAATAAAACCGTTGCTACTACTTTGATAACTGTAGTGCCTTTTTCAGACTGGAGTACTTTCATTTCTGAGCTACTGTAGTCTATAACACCATCGTCATCTGCATCATTTTCAACAGATTTATAATGTAGCGTTGTTGCTGCAGGTGCGCCTCCTCCATGCGTTACAGTTGCACCACTTACTACTTCAACGTGGTGAACGCATGAGTATGCTGGACCGTCAATAGTTAATTGACATTCTAGCACATCTTCAGCACTATATTTATCTCCTCTAATTAACCTTGCTTTTAATGCCATAATATATTCCTATGAAATTTGACCTGTATTACCTGCTAATGCTGAACCACTAGCACCATTAGAACCTGCTGAACCATTATAGTTTCCTGTTGCTCCTGCTGAACCACCTGAGCCACCACCTGATGTACCATTAGATCCATTTTGCGCTAAGTTACCGCCGTTTCCACCACGACCACCATAACAAGAACAATAGCCACAGCTTGTTGCGGCACGATAGGATTGTCCACCTGAACCACCTGATGTTGAACCACCACCTGAACCGTTTTGCCAACCTGAGCCGCCTGATCCACCATTTGCGCCGCCTCCACCTCCGCCGCCATTGTCTGTGTAAGAACGGTTGTTAGTAGTAAAGTTTCCACTACATTGTCCGCCACCGCCTCCTCCGCCACCATTTCCTGTGACTGAGTGCGTACCTGCTGAACCTCCTGCACCACCTGAACCACCTGTTCTTGTGCCTGCTGTATCAAATATTACTGATAAATAGTTATCACCAGTTTGTGAGTGTTCAAAGGCGGTACCACCTGCTGAACCATTACTTCCATTGTTAGAGCCTGATGCTGAACCATTTCCAGTTCCACCTGCCCCACCTGAACCACTATTTGCGTTTCCACCTGAACCACCACCTGACGTTGGATTTCCTGACGTGTTAGAGCCGGATGAACCCGCTGAACCGTTAGCACCAACTATCGAGCCATTATTAATAATGTTGATTGTTGTGCCATTTGCCCAACCTGTATCTGTTTTCATAGCCGGTGTTGAATTACTACTTGAGCTAACTGTTACACCACTATTAATAGTTAAAATAACTGGTGTGCTTGTATCACCACCCGCTGCTACTGCCGCTGACTTAATGTTGTAGTTACTTGTGTTTGAAGAAATTGTTAATACAGTTGCCGCAACTGAACCGTAAAATGAGTTCATCGTAATTTGACCTGAAGTAGCTATACCAGGGTTTGCACCTGCTGGTACTAAATCACCACCACCATAATACTCACTCATAGCATGTGGTGCCGAACCACCAAACTCAGCTACTATGTCACCATTTAGTGCTAAATTTGCTCCTGATGATTTAACTGCCATTATTTCTTCTCCAGTTTTTCTACTTTCGCAGTAAGCTCCTTAATAGACTCAATCAATAAAGCGTGTAAATTGTCGTAGTTTAAAGTCTTGTATGACTTACCATCGTTTTTATGAAGTGGTAATTCTCTTTCAGATACCGCACAAGGCATAACTTTTTCAACATCTTGAGCTAGTAAACCTGCTGACTCCATTCCATCTTTAAGGTATTTATAAGTAACACCTGTGAGTTGTGCAACTTTGTCTAAAGCGTGGTCGATAGGATTAATGTCATACTTTAACGTTGCATCTGAAACTGTAGATGAGAAAGCAATAACGTCACCATCAACGTGTAAATCACCATCAGCCTCAAGACGCATTTCTTCGTTGCCATTTAATTTAAACTGTATAGTAGTAGTTTCGATGTCAATATGGTCGTTGTCATCTAATCCAAATTTTCCAGCCGAAGCATAGCATTGACCAGTTACTTGAACACCAGCTGAAGTTGTTTCAATTTTCTTATTATTATCGTGATAGAGTTCTACAGCACCGTCATTGACACATTTTACATAATGATGACTTTCACCATCTAATAACGAAATATTTGTTTGACCTTGTATTTTTAAATCACCAGTACCAACCTCTGTAATATAAGAATCTGAACCATCGTGATAAATTTGTAAATCATTAGACGCACCAAACTTAGCTAAGACATTATCACCGTAAGCGAGGTCACCTGTCATTGTTCCACCAGCTTTAGGCAGAGCAGCATTAGCAGTTGTATTAGCTGTAACACCTGTGGCAATATCGGTGTTAATTGAGTTAGCTAACTTGGCTGCTGTTACTTGGTCATCACCAATGTGTGCTGTGTCTATAGAGCCATTAGCGTAGTGCTGACTGTCAATAATATCATTAGCTATTTTTCCAGATGTGCTTATAGCACCATCGGGAATTTTAGCGCCTGTTATTGAATTGTTTGCAATGTGTGCTGTATCTATTGAACCATCTACATAATGTTCTGAGTCAATAGAATCATTAGCGATATTATCGCCATCAACTGCATCACCTGCAAGCATCGCATGTTCTACGGCTCCAGTTTGAATCGTTGCTGCCGCAGTAAAGTTTGCACTGCCATCAAAGTTAGTAGAAGTAATTACAACATCACCTGTAGTAGTAAATGATCTTGCAGTTGCAAGTTTAGTAGCAGTAGCAGCATTACCTGTCAATGCACCTGTAACATTGCCCTCTAAGTTAGCAACTAATGTTCCAACGGCATATCCTGTTCCAGATGTATTAACTGTTGTAGTAGGTGCTGCTTGATTGTCCTTAAACAATTTCCACTTTCCTGAATCACTAGCATCTCTGAATAAACCGCCATAAAGGTCTTGTGAACCTGATGTATCGTATAAACCGTATATACCAATATCTACTGCATCGGCTGAGTTGTTCCCTGTTGCAAGAGAAACTAAAGGGTCTTCTACTGCTAGTGTAGCGGTGTTAACTGTAGTAGTATCACCAGAAACAGTAAGGTCTCCTGACACTGTAACATTACCACCAAGAGTTACATTATCAGCAATCTTAGCAGTTGTTACTGAGTCTGCAGCTAGTGCAGTAGTGTCTACAGAGCCCGGTGCATAGTGTTCCGCGTCAATTGAATCTGCCGCTATATGTTCACTATCAATAGCGTCGTCAGCAATCTTGGCACCTGTTACCGCATCTGCTCCAATCTTAGTTGTAGTAACTGCACCTGATGCAATCTTAGCTGTAGTAACTGAAGTCGCAGCTAAAGAAGATGTACCGACCGTAGTCCAGTCTAGGACACCTGAACCGTTAGTAAGTAGAACTTCATTTGCAGCGCCGTCATCATCAGGAAATGTCAATGTGTAATCAGCACCGGCCGAATGAGGCGGGCTTTTTAATCTTATACCGTGTGAATTTTCTGAACAATTTAATTGTATATAACCATCTGTAACTCCAGATGTTCCTTTAGCCTCTAACGAAGGTACACTGCCGGTAGATATTAAATTTAACTTAGCTTCTGTAACTGCATCATTTGCAATCTTAGCTGTAGTAACTGCATTTGATGCTATGTGTTCTGCATCAATGCTTCCATCTACGTAATGAACACTATCAATGCCATTTTCTAAATGAGTTTTAATCTGTGCAGCTGTTTGGTCGGCTGTTGCATTAGCTTCAATGCCGTCTAATTTTGTACCATCTGCTGATAAATCTCTGCCATCAACTGTTTGCGAGCCTGCCATAGTTATATTGCCAGACATTTGCCCACCGGCAAGCGGTAAGGCTTCAGTATCTTCAGCAAAGTCATTTAAAAGCTCTGCTGTCATCCTTAACTCAACGGGAACGCCAGCACTGTGCGCACCACTCGTGGCAACACAGGTTAACGTAGTCCCGCTGATTGCGGTAACTTTAACTACTTCATCAGTTATGGAGACATACATATGGTCTCCAACACCCAAGGAAGGAAATGTTGAAACTGAAGCTACACTAAAGCTAGTAGCTCCTGCACTTATACCACTGGATAAAGTGGTAAAGGCATTATTGGTAAACTTAACTCCCATATACTACTCCTCTAGATGCTAAATTGAATTATTAAGATATAGTAATAGTCCAAGTAATTGTAATTGAATCAGACGCACCTTTGTTAACTACTGAGAACACAGTTCTCGCCAACATGTCGCCACCAGAAGAAGCATCAAAAATACCAGCCTCAGTAATCGCGCCAGTTGCATCTCCTGCTGCCCAAGTGGCTGCATAAGCAATAGTGTTATTAGAAACGGTCGTGCTTGTTAGAGCATTTCTGTCTAATTCAGTTTGCAAAGTTGTATCTCCTGCTGCTGCAGCATTTGTGCCTGTACCTAACGCCATATACGTCATTACTGTGTTTGCATTGTTCATTCTATCAGCAACCCAGTTTTTACCTGCTGTTACTACTAGATTTTTTGCTTTTTGCACTACTACATCATTTACTTCGATTGTTAACGCACCAGTTAGTGCTAAGTTATCATTTAACATTTTTAAACTCCTAGTTTAATTGTACTCTATTCAATGGAATCATGTTCATGACTCCGCCGGTGACACGTACTAAATTAATTGTATCAGATATATTCATTATATCAGCACTTTCGTTTAGCGATTTAGAAAAATTATTGACCGCCGCTTCTGCTAGATTTATAGTATCCACAGGAGTTTTGAGGGAAAAATAAAGTTCCTCTGTTAAGTTAATTGTTTCAGGCACGCCTTTCCCTACACCATAGTAATTAGTGTCAGTGCCAAAAGTAAATGAATCTGCTAAATTTTTACCTGGCCCTACTGAGGCTACGTCTGTAACACCAAAGTTGTCTACTGCGTCGTTACCTTTAGTTAGTAGAAACTGTGAGTTTCCAGGGTTAAGCATTGACGTGTTAAGTACGTTTGTTCCTACAGGGTTATTCTCAACATCTGATAGTACAATAGTGTCGCTAAAAACTCTACCATGCCCATAAGAAATTGACAGTAAGTCAGTCATTGCAACAACATTACCTTTAGTAAGTAGTCCAGCAGGGAGAACAATTGTATCGTCTAAAGCTACAGAGTCATTAAAAAATCTACCAAAGTGGTGAGATAGTGACATTACATCACTCATTGTAGCAACATTACCTTTAGTAAGTACCGAATTAGGTAAAACAACTGCGTCATCTAAAGCTATAGCATCAGCAAGTTGTTTGTTGTAGAACAACCCAATTATTTCACTTGCGGTAACAGAATCAGCTATTGAAGGCTTGGTTAAGTCTACACCTAACTCATCGGATGCAAAAGCAACATTATTTTTAGAAAAGATTCCATTAGGAATTGTTGCAATATCATCTAAAGCAATTCCATCAGTAAAGCTACGGTTGTAGGCTACTATTTTAGCAAACGTATCTGCCACGCCTACACTTTCTACTAACGTACCCATAGTAAACGCTATAGCTGCGTCTTCTCCAACAGTAACGTTTTCAGTAAGATTTTTTACGAAGTCTAATAACTCAGCGTCACTAGCAAATACTGAATCAAACTTTTCAATATGTTTTAAGTAAAAACCTAACTCAGCAAGAGCGCTTATTGCTAATGCCTTAACTGAGACACTTATACTGTTTTTTGTTAGAGATTTATTTTTTATACTCATGCAAAGTCTTCTCTAATTTTAAACTTATACACATCGTATAAAGTTTCTCGTACACCTGACCCTCGTACTATTTCTAGCTCCCCTCGATACGCCCCTGCAGGTTGATCTAAATCACCAGTAGCCCATGCCACAACTGCTATTCCTGCTGTAGCTGGACTTTTAATCTGTAGTCTTCTAGTGAATAATATAGTGTCTGCCCCTGCAGCGCGGAAATGAAGGTCAACTGTAGCACTAGTTAAGTCTGTCGCAAGGCCGGTCTCGTCGTCCGTTAGAGTAAACTGCAACTGTGGGCCAGTATCTCCTTGAACGAATTTAAAAGTTTCTGCCATTTGTCCTCCTAGTCAGCAAAGCCTACAGAAGCCACGCGAAGATTAACTCTTCTAGTGTCTCTTCCTTTAGCGTTAGAAATCTTACGCTCATAGTCAATACGATGCTGCATAGCTAAGTCTGGGTTACTCCATTCTTTATTAGGAATCTCCGCAAGTCTAGCAATAGCTCCTGCCGCTATAGAACGACCATGAGTGTCAAAAATAAAAGTTTCTACTCCAGTAGCAGATAATTTTGGTTTCAGTACTCCTAGCCCATTAAACGTATACTTCTGGTCTGGAGTTGGGTATAAGCGGATACTGTTATCATCTAGCATGGAAAAATACATTGGTGTACCTTTTACAGCACTACCGTCTTTGTTAACAGCAGGTTTAAAGTGCCTTTCTGACACTCTCTGCAACATATTTCCATCTAAGTATAAATACATTATGTTTTCTAAAAGAGTACCCGTAGTCACATCTATATCGTAGTCTGCTTCTCCGTTGAAAGTGTAATCCGGTTCTATAGTGTATCGCCAAACTTCACTTTCAGCACAAAACTCAGCTGCTGCTTCTTGTAAGTGCGATTCTATAACAATTTCTGGACACCCAGGAACATAAGGTTGTACATAAGGGTAAAAAGTTGTCCATAAAGTAGTAGCCATTTACACTTCCTCCGTAGGTGAAGAGCCTACATCACTCTGTGTCTTATTACCTATAGACGACATAAATGTCTGGTAATGAGCACCTGCCCTAGCAGCGTTAGCTGCAAATTCAGCATCTTTAGAGAAAGCTCTGTATAGTATCCAATCAGTAATGACACTTAAATATGTATCATCCACTTTTATAACTTCTGAACTACCGGTAGTAGGGTGCAAGTTTGCCTCAGAAAGGCTATGTGTCCCAGGTAAGTCAGTGTACACTACTTCTAGTTGAGCAGAGGTAGTAGCTGGAGGGAACACAAAAAATTCTTTAGGTTGTCTAACATCAAATGTATAGTTTTGAATGTTTACCGAAGCGGTATCATTATGCCAAGCGGGACGTTGGTCATCTAAAACACTTCTATCTATAAGTCGAACTACTTTTTTGTCTGAGCTAGCTGCTAAATTTCTTACTACATCTAGTAAACGTAGTGCAGTAGAGAATCCTGATGTGATTGTTTGTCTGCTACCAGCAACACAAGTAAGTGTACCGGTCTTAGAACTAGCGTCAGGTCTTAATAACGCAATTTGTAAGTACGACTCATTAAGCCAATTTTGCAACTCGACGCGTGGCCATCGTATATTTGAATCTTGTAG